TGTTGGCGCGTCTGTGTGCATGGTCCAGTCTGTGCGACTAAGTTCTGCGTTACGCCAGAGCTTGATCTGTTCCCACTTCTGATCGTTTGTAGCGTCTGGGAACATTGGATTAAAATTAAACATTATGCTACCTCAAAACTTCCATTGACGAAAAAGAAATCATTTACTGCCCAAGTCATTGGAACTGTTGCTGATGTTGCTGATTCCGAAACATACGTTCCAGTTGCATTTCCACCAGCTAAATAGGCTTCGGTCGCACTCCAACCACCTAAACCCGCAACAAAACCACCTACGCCTGAATCAACAATAACTCCATAGCCAAGACCACCACCGAAAGCTTGATTTGGTGTTTTTGGTAGTGTCCAAATAATGCGACCTGTGACTGAAGAAGTCGAACCCATTGTAAATGATAAATAATAATTGATAGTCTTTCCGATTTGTTGGTATCGGGCTACGACTGTTCCGTTTCCGACTGTTACATTTGTCCAAGATGGCGTCCAAGTAGTCCAACCGCCTGTGTATTTTAATCCAGTCGCTTCACCGCTTGCAGCCGTTACTAGTAAATCGTTTGCGCCTACTGCTAATCGAGCTGGAGTGTCGTTAGCTGTTGCAGCAATTAGATCGCCCTTAGCGTCGACGATAGCGTTCTGAATAGCGTTTGAGTCGTCCTGAGCTACCCATGAATAATCTAAATCTGTGTTAGAAGCTTTTGCTAATACTTGCCCAGTCGTTCCGCCTTTAAGATCGACTAAAGCAGTGTCGATGTCCTGACCAAGTGCCGCGATCGCCGTCGCGCCGTCCTTGACCAAGTCGGTCGACTGTGGAATGTCCCAGCCGAAGTTAGTCGTAGTAGTTGCCATGTTATGCCACCGATCCGATCGCGTCTTCCCACGTTAATGTTGGGCTGATTGTATTCCAATACTCTGCCGCTGACACTTGATTCCATCGGAGTGTCACTTGCGAGAACTCCAGCGGCGAAGCGTTTATCGTAATGAATAGCGAGTTATAACTGGCCCTAAAAGACCAGCCTTCGACGTAACCCTCGAAGACAGTGTCGACGATGTTAGGCGGAAGATCTGTAACGCGTAGCGGCATTCCCATAAAGATCTTTAAGAGTGCGTCGCGGTCTGCGTCGTCGATGTCTGGCGAAGCGATAGGGAACTCGATCGAATCGAAGAATGCGCGTGGATAAGCTTTAAGCTGTAGGCGACGAGCTAGAGCCAGAATCGCGTCGGCTGTTTTCTCGATGTTCGTGTCCCAGATTTCGGCGAACTTACCGTATTCCGAAATAGACGCGGCTTGGCTATCCGTAAGCGTCGAACCGTTCTTATAGTTAATCGTAATAAAGTTTCGGACGTCACCGCTTCGGGTTACTGACTTTAAGCCCACGCCGATTCCCTGAGTCGCTGAGATTTCGGTATAGCCATTAGCTGCGAGATAAGTCTGTCTATGTAAAGCGTCGGCATACCCGATTCGCCCTGAACCGTCCTCGAAGAGATAGCCGAGACCAGACTCCGCGATCTGACTGGCTAACGTGTAGCTAGAGACTGGATCTGCTGCTCTGTTGACCATTTCGTACTGCCCAGGCTGATCGATCTCGCCTAGTCCTACGTTCTCCGCGTTAGCCCATGTCGTCGTCGGATCGTACTGATACCACTGTAAAGCGGGAGCTACTTCGTTCCAGTTATTAAGGAGAAGATCGGAAAGAATGTTATAGATCTGAGTTCCGTCGTAGTCTTTAGCTAGAGCCAGTTCCCAGTTAGCCCGAGCCAGTTTAGAAAGCGCGCCTAGTGCTGTAATGCGGGCAGAAGTAACGTAAGCCGTCGCTCCAGCTGAGACGACGCTTATTTCGATGTCGCTAATAAACCCGCCGTAGAGATCGACATAAGTTCCCGTAGAATCTTTAATCGAAATAAGGATTTCGTTACCTACTGTGAAAGGGTAAGAAGTATTCTGTAAGTTAATTAGTTCGATGTAACAGTAGCCCGCGACTGGCTGCTCATAAACAGAAGTTCGGCCGCTAGTGATCTGAACGCTGGCCAGTGTTACTTCTTGATAATCGACGCCATTTATAAGAACGCGCCATTCTGGATTCCATAGCGTCACGCGAACGCACCCGATCCAAGAGTTCCGCGATAGCTAGAATTATTAAGAACGTTAATAATAGCTCGGGCTGTACCTTCTGGGTCGATTGCGCCGTTAACAGTTAAGTTAATGACTGAACCGCGTCCGCCGCCGAGTGCGTAATTCGGAGTGATCGATCCGTTACGCCCGGGCGTAAATAGTTCTGGGCCTTGCTCTCCAACTATGTAAGAAGTTCCCGAAGTTACTGGGCCGCCCATAGCCTTAAAGCCGCCGAAGACCTTATCAATAAGACCACCGATTCCAGCGACGACGGGATTATCTTTAATGAGCTGGATAAACTGTTTTACCTTCGTAATCATGTCGCCAAGGAAGTCGACTACCTTCGAGACGCCAGTAATGACTCCAGAGATAGCCGTACCTAAAACCTCGAAAGCGACTCTAAGAATAGTTCCGATTGCTGGCCCCATGGTGTCGCGAACGAATGTAGCGACTGACTTAAAGAGCGAGAAGAGCGGCGCGAGATCGTCCGCGTTACCGTTAATGGAGTTTCTTACTTTATTAAATGCTGAGAATAAACCATCTAAAGCTGGCCCGAAGACAGAAGCGAAGAACGGAGCTACGAAGTCTTTCATAAAGTTATAGAGAGCCTTAAATGCTGGAATAACGAAATCGTTAAGAACTACTTTAATGTTATTAAATGGGCCTTGAAGATCTTTACCGATTGAGTCGGCCATCGATGAAAGAGCTGGAATAACTTTATCGACGAAAGTCGTAACCAGCGGAGTAAGCGCGTCCAGTACGAAAGAACCTACGGTCTCTTTACCTTCATCGAATGCGATGTTAAGTCGATCTAACTTTCCTTGGAAAGTGTCGGCCTTGACGGAAGCCTGATTCTCGAAAGTATCGGCCAGCTTCTTGGTAATCTCGTCCATCGAAAGAGTCTTTAGTTGAGCAGCTGAAAGTCCTACGCCTAACTTACCGAGCGCGGCTGTGTTGCCTTCTGTGGCCTTACCTAGCGCATTAGAGACCGCTTCTAGACTCTTACCGCTACCCGCGCTTATGTCAAGAGCTAAAGCTTGGAGCTTCTGAGCTTTCTCTACGTCGCCAGTAGCGCGAGCTAGTCTTTCCAGCGATGGACGAAGCTCATCATCTGTCACGCCGAACGCGAGCGATGTTTTAGTTATGTAACCCTCGGTCGCCTTAATCTGGGCATTCGTCGCGCCTGTAACGTTCTTTAAAGTTAAAGCGAGTTTCTCCTGAGCGGCTGCGTCTGCGATCGCTGACTTAACGCCATCGACCAAAAGCTTTCCCGCGTAGGCTGCGGCTGCGACTGTGGCAGCTGCGAAAGCGGCAGCGGCTACCTTGCCGAACTTGCCGATCTTGTCTGAGAAGCCTTCGACTTCTTTCTGCGCGCCTTTAACGCCCTTCTTTAATTCGTCGAAGTCGGCGTCGAAAGTTATCTTTACTTTTGGAATGCCAGCCATTAGTCGAGACCCACTTTCTTAATTATCGCCTGAACTATGTCGATGTATTCTTTCGCGACGATTGGCGTGTAATAGTCAACAGCTGGAGAGATCCAGTAGCCGCGCTTATTGCGCGGGGCCTTAAATCGATCGGTATACGCGCGACCGAGTGAGTCCGTACCGCGACCGCCGCCGAACTCTGTTCCCCAGAGAAGCGCGCCCGCTGGAGCTGCGCCCTGTCGGACTTTATTACCTTTACCGCTCTTAGAAGCTTCTCCGCCGTACTTGCGACCGACCTTCTTAGGGCCACCGATGTCGACGCGAATAAGACGATCGCGTTTAGCTGTAATCGTCTGAGCTACGAGTTTAGTCTGTGGAGCTGGCGCACCGTTCGCGCTCATCATGAGCTGGCCCGCCAGACGCTTCGATAGTGGAAGAGCTGCGTCGCGGATCTCGTTTTGTGTTTCTTTATCGAGAAGATTAAGAGTCTGGATCAAGTTTTTAAGCGCGGCTGGCTCGACTTCTATCGAGTAGACACCCTTCTTACTTGCCATTCCGTTTCTCCAGTATCTCTATCGCCGTTAAGATCTGCTCCGCCGTCTGCCACTCGCTCATCGGGATCTGTGTCGCGATAGAGAGTTCGACGATTAGTCGATTTAGGCTTCCGACGGGATAGCTTTTGGGCTTGCG